ATCCAACTTCTACGTACTAATGCTGTTAGCTCCTATATTATACAGTGTAGGTATGAGCATAATAATGCTAGTCAAATACTTAATGGGGAAAAAATGATAAGAGGTTTTATCTTTCACTTAGATAAAGATGTAGAAGAAAAAGAATGGGACACTTTTCCAATCCTAGAAGAAATGCAAGATATAGTTGGAGGATATATAGAGAGAGTGACTATTTCAAACTCTTACATAGCTGATGAACTGAAAGATCACTTTGATCCTGATGGTGCATCAGAGATAATAGTAAATGAAGAAGGTTTGTTACATAACTTAGCTCTTAATGAGGAAGCACTAATGATGACAGGTCAAAGATTTGTTGGGCCAGTGCTTCTATTCGTAGGCACTCCAATGAAGGATAACATTGATGGCTAAAAGAAAGAGGAAGTTAATCACTCGTAATCAAGCCTGGGCTCAGAGTCGCAATAGAGCTAAGGGTCAGATTGGCTATATGCTTGGGACACTAGAGAGTATAAAGAGCCTGGAAATACTTTCGGAGAAAGAGCTGCCAAAGATTTCAACCATCAGGCGCATACTAGTTGACCTGAAGAAGAATTGGGAAGATCAGAACTCAGACAGCCGCCAGCAATTCTTAGACACTTGGGACTAGAAAGGAACAAAGAATGCAAATAACAATTAACTTAGATGAAGACGACGTAAGGGTATGCAAAAGCATAGTAAGGACGATGTCCCACTTTACACTAAACAGTTCTTGCATAGAGGATGCTGTGGTCAAGGGCATCTTGGCACAGATAAGTAAGAAGAACATCGCCCCTCCTTCAAAGGAGGACCATAGCAGAGAGACATACGATAACGAGAGACAGATGGGAGAACATGTATGAGTAAAGAACCTGATGTTAAACATGTGCGCTTCAGCCTGATAACAGGTAAAGGTGTTTTGATAGTATTTGATAGTGATAAAGGCAACGTATCCAGTTCCTCGGGATGGGAGATAAGAACTTCTTACGATAGCACCCTCAGCACAGAAGATGTAGAGAATTTCGGGAACTTAGTAAAGGACTGTGTGGCTATTGTAAATAAAGTCTTGTAATTATTTTTTGCAACTTGTGCATTTTTTACTTGACAAGTGGCATCCCTATCATTACATTTATATATATTGAATTTTGAAAGCGAGAAACTATGATAAAAAGAATAAAGTATAGCACAGGAAAAGAGTGGGTAACGGAAGATTCTGTTATTCTTAAGCATGAGTTTAAAGATAATGATGCTAGAGTTGAGACAAGTGTAAAGATGTATGACCTCGCAGGGCGCTTAGTGAAAGGAGGGACAATAAAGTTATAAACGATTTAAGGGATGGAGAGTCTTTCGTGAGTATAAGTTGTGAGTGGATAATCATAAGCATTAGTTACGGGGAGTGACTGATGTGGATTATATACTTGGGAGGCATCTTTATATTACACTTAAGATTCTCCATCTCTGTAACATTTTGTTATGAAGTTTCAACATAAACCTTTTAACTGGGAGAAAACCAGTGACTGAAGAAACGCAACTTCCGGCAGGCGTAGTTAGCATTGAAGTAAAGAGTCCCAAGACTGATCGTTCGATTTCCTTCGACCGTGACTTCGGGGATAGTTTAGAAAAGTCGTCAGAGATGTTTGGCGCTGATGTTGTTCACAGTATCTTTGTCGCCCAGGCTATTATTCGCGCCCAAGGTGCAGCTCGCACTACTTTGGATAACGCAGATAACAGCTCAGAGCAAGCTACTGATGCCGGTCAGACTTACACTCCTGGAGTCGCTCGCCGCGGTGGTGGTAAGAAGAAAGCTGATCCGTTCGATCAGTTGGCCGCCAAGGTCAAGAGTGGGGAGATCAGCCAGGAAGATCTGTTGGCAGAGCTCACGAAACGGCTCGGGTAAATAGTCCTCCCCAGGACGATATGGAAGGTCGCTTGCACAGGACCTTCCATATTAATACTATGACTACTTTAGTTAACATAGACGAGCATGATACTTGGAAAGTTCAAGACGCTACTAAACTCCAAGCATACATGAACTGTCCTCGCAGATACTTCTTTGAGTATGTACTTGGCTGGCGTTCCGAGATTCCTAATAATCATCTGGAGTTCGGCTCAGCCTGGCACATGGCGATGGAAGTATTCTATGAGAAGGGTGTCTCACTTGAGAGCGCTGCTGAAGGTTACAAGAAATTCGAGGAGTACTATCGAGAACAATTTGACGAAACTTGGGACGAAGGAAATTCTCCGAAGAACCCAGGCAACGCCCTTAGAGCTCTCGCTCAGTATGTCCAAACATACAAAGACACTGACGACTTTGAAGTCTTACATATTGAGGTTGCGGGGAGCGTAGCAATAGCTCCGAATAAGCCTATATATTTCAAAACCGATACTATATGTCGAGATGACTCTGGCGTCTTTTCCCTTGAGCATAAGACTGGAAGTTACTTCAACACGAAGTGGGCTGCACAGTGGAGACAGAAGATGCAAGTCTCTGTTTACAGCCATGTCCTTTTCTGTTTGTTTGAACCTGAGGAAGTTTATGGAGTTAAGATCAATGGTGTATTCTTCACTAATCCTCCTAAGTACAAAGCAAATGGAGAGCCTTATGCTAACTCACGAGACAATGAGTTTCACAGGGTTCCTGTAAGAAAGAACCTTGCTGCGATGCAAGCTTGGCTAGTTGAAGTCACTCGGTGGTATGATATGATCCAAGATGATTTCAACAGGCTAGCATCTGCCAAAGAAGAAGATGAAGTCCTTGAAGCATTCCCTCGTAACACTGAGTCATGCACTCAATACGGGCCTTGTCCTTTTCTAGACTACTGCAGCGTGTGGAACAATCCACTTCAATATGCTGATAGTCCTCCTATAGGCTATCGGGTAGAGCACTGGGATCCTCGCAAGATACCTGGTGTAAGGGAGACAGTAGAGTTATGAATAATGAGTATGTCAAGACTGAAGCATTAATGAAGCTGATTGAGGCAGTAACCAAAGCTGGTGAAGATATAACAAATAGTCTAGATGGTATAGATGAAAGACTTAGAATAATTGATATAGCTATTAATACTCATACCGAAGAGACTCGGATGCTGGATGTAAAGAGGAGGAACAATCCATGACTGAGAGTCCTAAGTTCCTCAAGGTTAAAGAGCGAGCACTGAAGGCTCGTCAGATGTATGCGGATAGTTCTAGTCGGTTTTCAAACTTCCTGATCTATGGAGATTTTGGAACTGGCAAGACACAGATACTAGCTACCTGTCCAAAGCCAATCTTTATTGACTCATTTGATCCGGGTGGAACTAAGACAGCGGCTCTTCAACCATTAATTGAGAAGGGTGATATTATAGTTGACAATCGCTGGGAAGGAGATTCGTGGAAAGATCCTTATGCTTTCGGAGAGTGGGAAAAGGAAATGCAAGACCGTAAGCGTGAGGGATTCTTTGAAAGCATCGGGACTTATGCTCTCGACTCCCTGACAAAGTGGAGTGACAGTATGATGTATGAGATTATTCGCCGAGGCTCCGGAGGTAAGACCCGTAAAGGTACTCAGCCCCAGCTTCAAGATTATCTCATACAACAACTGACAGCCGTGGACTGGTTGGGAGTTCTGATGGGTTATCCCTGTCATGTGGTAGCTACTGGCCACATAGGTCTGATGAAGGATGAAGTATCTGGTAAAATGGAAACTGGTCTTTTGATGTACGGAAAGCTCAGTGAGAAAGTTCCACTTGTATTTGATGAGAAGTATGTGACGAGAGTCAAGTCGAGTTCTTCTGGCGTGGCTTACGAACTGCTGACCCGCAATGACGGTTATTATAAAGCCGAGACAAGAATGGGCGGCGGTAAGTTTGAAAGCTCGGAGACTCCTAACATTAAAGCCCTGCTTAGAAAGGCAGGCAGGTCTGATGAAGATAGGCCTTCTTTAGTTTAATCTTATTCGGCATAGCCGTTGGGACTAGTCATCCTGTCATATTCATTTCTAATGCTAATGCTAATACTAACACTAACCATACTATGGAGAAAACTCCTATGAGTCTTTTAGATCTAAACCTTAGCGAACGTGAAGAGTTGAAAATCCTGCCCGACAATCAAGAGGCTATGCTTCGAGTCAGCCGCGCCGAAGTTACTCCGAACAGGAATGACGCATCGCGGAACAACCTGGCTCTCGTCTTTGATTGCCCTGAAGATCCTCTCGTAGATGATATTCGGGTATGGCTTCCAATTCCTAACGCCGCTATCAAGGCTGAAGATCCCAAGCGTTACATCAAGATGCTCAACAGGATCGCCGGCTTTCTGGATTCCGTGGGCGCTGATGGTGATAACCTGGACACAGAAGATCTGCTCGGCAAAGAGTGCTGGGCTTTGATTTCTGAAGATGAGGGTCTGGACGGCAGTCCTCAAAATGGAGTTCGGCGCTTCATTGTTCGCAAGTAATATTTAACAAGGCATCAATTGAGAGACGCGCTAACATAGGCGTCTCTCTTTTTACTTACTCATAAACGGGAGTTAACTATGAGACTAACATTTGAGATTGAAGAGGAGGACCATAAAGTATTGTGTAAGTATATACCGCACGGACTGCGTAAGTATGCCTATCAAGCTTTAATAAAAGGATTTGTTAAAGAGCTAGCAAATGATCCAGGTCCTACAATGGAGACTCTTCTTAGACAGAGAACAAATGCAGTAGACCTTATGGAAAAGGGAGAATGAATACAACTCCCTACCAATTTGTTACGGAGGTGATAACATATGGCCGATCTTATAAGTGAACAATTCGGAATAGCTCAAATGAATAGTTCTGAATTACTTGCTCATATAATGGAAGTTAGGGTAAGACGTAGAGATCGCTCTAAACCTGCTACGCCTAAAAGAGTTAGTAAGAAAAAGAATCCTCTTGGTAAAATATCAGATGAGCAGATTCGCAAACTAATGGAGATGACCAGTGAGTGATGTAGAGCTTCTTAATATAGACTTACGTGATATAAATTTTGGAGATAGAGCTAGACAAAATTATAAAGATTTAGATATTCTAGTAAATGATTTTAAAAAGCAAGGGATCATATCTCCAATAGCAGTTAAGAGAGTAGCGGAAGAAGAGAAACCATTTTTATTACTGGCTGGGGGTAGACGTTACTCAGCTGCAGTGCTAGGAGAATTTGAATCTATTCCGGCAAGAGTATATCCAGATGATTTAGATGAGCTAGACTATCGTGAAATAGAACTGATGGAGAATGTATCTCGTGCAGATTTAGATTGGAAGGAAGAGGTATGGCTAACTGAAGAGATTCACCGTCTAAAAGTTGAACAGTTTGGAGAAGCTGCGGGACCTAGCGAAGGGCATTCAGCGTCTGATACTGCTGAGATAATTGGTAAGAGTGCCATGAGTGTGTCTCGTGATAGACATCTAGCCGCAGGCTTAGAGAAACATGGGGGAGTACTAGACGCTGCTAAGACTAAAAGTGAAGCTCTTAGAACTCTCAAGCGTATAGAAAGAAAAGAGCATGAGGACACTGTATCTAAAAATGTTCAAGCTGAGATAGCTAAAGACAAAGGAGACTCACATAAGAAATCTTTAGTCAACGGCTATATTCTTGGGGACTTCTTCAAAGGTATAAAGGATGTTCCGAATAGTGCTGTACATATAGTAGAAATAGATCCACCTTATGCTATTGATCTTAAGAATATAAAGTACGGGAATAAAGATAATCTAGAAACTTACAATGAAGTAGACGAGAGTGCATATCCTGCATTTCTAGAAGAACTTTTTGCTGAGTGCTACAGAGTAATGTTCCCGTCTAGCTGGCTTATATGTTGGCACGCTATTCAGTATTATCCTCTAGTAAAATCCTTACTGGAAGAAGCTGGATTCTCAGTAGAAAAAATACCAGCTCTATGGAATAAGAATATACCAGGGCAAACTCATAATCCTGAATCTCGTCTAGGATCTTCCTATGAACCTTTTATCTATGCTCGTAAAGGGAGTCCTATTATATACAAAGCTGGTAGGTCAAATGTATTTAACTTTAAACCTATTCACCCTGAGCATAAGGTCCACCCGACTGAACGCCCAATAGAGATGATAGAAGATTTACTCAGGACATTCGCTCCTCCTGGTAACAGAGTACTAGTTCCATTTTTAGGGAGCGGGAATACTTTACTAGCTGCAGATAATTGTGGCATTAATGGTTTTGGATTTGACTTGAGCGAAGAATACAGAAACTCTTTTATTACTAAAGTGCAAAATGGAGAACCTAGTAATTATAGTAGCTACTCTTAAGAAAGGACTATTATGAGTCTAGCACCTTACTCTTCTGGAAATCCAGAGACAGCCAAGTACGTTATCATTGGCGAAGCTCCTGGAACAGAGGAAGAACAAAGGGGTGGAGCTTTCATTGGAGCAGCCGGTAGACTTCTGGATGACTTACTTAGGAACGCAGGTATATCAAGGGATGAAATATACTTTGATCATGTGTTTCAATTCAGACCTAAAGGCAATGACACGTCTCCTTTTATTAAGTTCGCAAAGACCGTAACTGAGACTGATGAATTTGTAAAAGCTCAATCAGCATTAGTCGCGAGACTGGAAACAACTAAAGCTAATGTAATAATAACTATGGGCAATATTCCCACTTATGCTTTAACTTCTTTAACTCCTATAACTAAGCAACGTGGAAGTGTTGTACCATCTACACTCCTGAAAGGGCGCAAAGTTATACCTTGCATTCATCCTGCTGCGGCGTTGAGAGAATACTTGACACGTTACAGTATAGTAAATGATTTGAGAAGAGCTAAAGAGCAATCAGACTTTCCAGATATAAAACATATTGATAGAGACCTTATACTTAATCCTTCTTATGCTGATGCTATGAGCTTCTTAGACAGCTGCAATCATGCAGAGTCTGTAGCTTATGATATTGAAATACGAGGGCAAGAGTTAAGTCACATAGCGTTTGCCATAACTCCTGCTATTGGAATATGTATTCCTTTTGTAGAAGGCGTGAAGGACTACTGGACTCCGGATCAAGAAGCATCTATAATGCTAAAGATAGCTGAGGTTCTGGAGAATAACAAAGTATTTAAGATAGGTCAGAATCTTTCCTTCGATGCAACCTTCATGTATTATAAGTATGGCATCCATGTATATCCTCTTCATGATACTATGATAGCCGCAGGTATATTATTTCCTGACTTTCCTAAAGGTCTGGATTTTCTTGTTTCTCTTTACTGTGATGGGGAACCGTATTATAAGGATGATGGAAAGGAATGGTTCAAGAATCCTTTTGGATCTGAAGAAATCTTTCGCCGCTATAACGCTATGGATGCGGTAGTTCTTATGGAGATATTCCCTAGACAGACTAAAGAACTTGAACGAATAGGTAACTGGATTACATATGAAAAACAGAAGTCTCTTTTACATCCTCTTGTGTATGCAGGTAATAAAGGCATAAGGATGGATACTGAAGGGATGGTTAAAGCGGGCGAAGGATGTAATGAACATATAGAATCTCTTATGCGTAAACTGGGAGAGGTATCTGGACGAACAGATTTAAACCCTAACTCTCCTAAACAACTAAAAGAATATTTCTATGTGGACAAAGGCCTTAAGCCTTATACTAGGAAAGGATCTATAAGTGTAGATGATAAAGCACTGAAGCGTATCGCTATGAATGGGCATGAGGAGGCTAGTATAATACTGGAACTTAGGCATGAGCGTAAGATGCTTGGCACGTATTATAATATGAAGCTGGATGAAGATGGTCGTATGCGCTGCAGTTTTAATCCCGTTGGAACTGAACAAGGGCGTATATCAAGTTCAAAGACCATACGCGGAACTGGCGCGAACCTACAAAATCAGCCTCCACAAACTCAGGCTATGATGCTAGCTGACCCAGATCATATACTAGTCAATCAGGATCTAGGCCAAGCAGAGAATAGAGTAGTAGCTTATATATCTGGTGAGAACAGGATGATCAATGCTTTCGATAAAGGCATAGACATTCATAAACAAACCGGTGCTTTGATAGCTGAGATCAACGTTGAAGATGTTACTGACGAACAAAGGTCTGATGGAAAGAAAGCTAATCACGGTCTTAACTATGACCTTGGCTACAAGTCTTTCGCTATGATATATCAGATGCCTGAGAAGCAAGCTAAGTTTATTGTAGATAGATATCACTCTGTCTATCCTGGAGTGCGTCAGTGGCATAAC